ACGCCGGTAGTACTTGAACAGGTCAAGCAGTCGGATCGGTTTCGCGCTCATCGGCCCATTCATAACGGATGGAGATTGGCCCACCAAGGGGTGTTGTACCTGGGTCGCTGCTCTCCATATACACCGTACGAGGAGCGGTGCTTGGCTGGCTATCGTGCCAATCCTCGATTTCAACGTCCAAACGCGGTTTAAGAGTCGCATTGAACTTAAAATCGCGGGCAGCTTGGTTTAGGTGGTCCGTCCAGTGCTTATCACCGAAACGTACCAGCCATTTAGTGTCGTCTGGGACACCAATTACTTTTTTGGGAACACCTTCAGCAGCACTTCCATCACGATCTGGATGATGCTGTTGCTGCGTAGTGGTGACAGTGCGATGATTTCAGATGCAGCAGCCAGGGCCACACTGATCATTGCGATTGTTGCGGGATCCATTGAGAAAAATGGTTGCACAAAATTATTCTAGTGGTTCTTTTCCAGAATTCTCAAACGCAGTTCATGATCGTCTAGTCTTTCTTTATGATCTGTTCGCAGCGCGACAATCTGCTCAAGGACAATTTCAACGCGGGCTTCAATGGTTGCGTGGCGTTTATCGAGTCGCCATAGGGCACCAACGCCTGCTGAAATGAGGACGGTTGCGATGCCGGAAAACAAGTCCACGGCAGGTTCTCCAGCGATCTGCTTTTATTTTAACGGGTCAGGTTTGCCGGACAAAATTGCTACTGCCGGGCTTCAAGCTCGTCCATTAAACGCTACCAGCAGAGAAAATAAGGCTGTCTTCTCCTAAGTTGATTTCTTCTTCATCATCAGTAGATTCTTCAGGTGCTGGCGGTGCAGGTTGAGCAGGGCTGGCTGTCCACACGTTATAGCTGCTGCCTTCGATGTACTGCTGCAGTGCTTGTACTCTGCCGAAATCTGCATGTGGTGCGGTATCACCAACATCAGCAGTGGCTTCAATCGCAGTCACCATCGCTGCACACTCAGTTCTGATGGTGGAACGCCATGTGCTCCAAGGTGATGCTGCATAAGCAGTCTTGGCAGCAGCAAAGTTACTGTTTTCCTCTTGCAGTTTGGGCCACAGGTAATCAGACGGCTGCAACAGCTTGTATGCAGTGTCCTTAGTAGTGGCGATCCATAAGGTCTTGAGATCAGTGTAGGTCTTAGGAATCAGGTTGCCGTCTGCGTCGTAACCCCAATAAAACTTTTGATTCCAGGTTTGCGTGTTTGCATCTTCCCAAACGATGCCAAGGGTTGCACGGTCTTGTGCAGTGCTCAAACGTAACCAGTTGGCAGGATATTGGATGCCATTGTGCTCCCAAGGCACGTCTAGCTGCAGTGTCTTGTCTCCGAGCTTGTAAGGCATGACCGTTAGGGCAATAATTGAAGTTTAACGCGCACGGGCGTTGCTGGCGAAAGGATGCTCAGCGTAGGCGGCATAAATTACCGTAGCACCAGAACCGTTGTAGGCATTTCCTGTGGCCTTAATTTTGAATCCATTCGACAATAAATCTACGAATTCAGTGTTATCTAACTCGCTGTTTGCCAAGTTCGGCCTCAAATAACTGTCTGTGGGGTTGAATAAATTACGTTCACTGTCTAAGACGAACCAATCACCAGTGCTGTCAGTGCGTTTCAACAGCAACCATTTCACCCTATGTCCGGTATACACAAACGGACCATCGCTCGATCCATTCCCCTGATAACTGCCGAAGCTGCTGAAACCTTCGACAGGTGCCCAGCAGTAAGCAATGTAATTATCTCCGTTTGTGTTAGTTGTATTTCTTGGGCCTACAGTGAATACAGAAGAACCTGGATTAGTAGCATTAAACAAGGATCCTGAGCCAGGACCTTCCACTACGGCTGCATCACTGTTTTCAAGTTTCAGCCAGTATCCTGAATTAGAATATAAACCACTATGTTTGACGCCCCAAGCAGGGCTCGTCACCGAAGTGCTTCTGTTTTTTACAATTAAAAGGCCAGGTACAGCATTCAAACCATGGCCTATCGTCGCACCTGCTGTTCCATTTCCGGTGTAGCTTATAATCGAGAAGCCAGTATCCGGACGGGCGCGGATATTAGACGTAATGCTGCCGTCAGTGTTGGTGACCGTTGACGATCCAGCGTCCCATGCCCAATCAACAAGACTGACTCCACTTGTAAAGTCGTTTGTACCAGTCGTAAAACCATCACTAGTAAATCCAGTAATGTAATTTGGTTGAGAAGACTCAGCACTTGTTGAATCACTACTAAGAGTATTGGTAGATCCTCTGACGCTATCCATCAAATAATGACTGCCTGACTTACTTCTAGCCTTCTCCCAAAGTAGGTCTGGACTGAATCCATAACCACTAATGGTGGAGCTAGGAGAACCGTTCCTAAGTTTGACATCAAACGCCGTCGAACCATCGGCAATCGTTGGGTCCGGTAAATTCGTTGTGCAAAGACTTAAATGACCTGTTGGTGGGGTGTACGCAAATGGGCGTTGGCCGAAATTTAGCGACCATGCAGTTGTTGGTGCGACATTAACGGAAATAACCGGAAACCACGTTCCGGTGCTTAATGTGTTTCCCGTCGAGGAACCGATAGAGCTACCGTTTTTGAATACTTGCATGGAACCAGCAGCTATATCAACGGCAACTCCAAAAACATCGCCCGTGGTAAAAGTATTGTTGCTAAAACTATTAGTTCCGCCTGCGGTGGTAAAATCACTTTGGCCGTGAAGTACATATCCTGAGAGTATATTTTGGTTATTAAAGATGCCCACATAATTATTTATTACAACACTACCGACCGTGTACTCCCAATACCATTTGCCGGACGACATTCCGATTGTACCTACACGCCAAATCGGATCACCAGACCCGCCTGAAAAATCTAAGTTTCCGTTTGCAAGCGTACTTCCTCCAACGCCAGATAACGGGTTAAGCGTGCAATAATTGCCGCCGTTGTTGCCGGACTCTGCTTCGTAGTTCGTCGGCGTGTCGATCAGGCTGTCAGTATAAGAATTAGCTGGGATAGTGACAGAATTGTAAATACCAACGCTGGGATAGCCAGAACCTGTAAACCAGAAAACTTGACCAGTCATAGTCGCAGGAAAACTTGTATAAGAAGTTCCTGCGCTAACTGCAGTCGAGGTGCTTGCACATGCAATAATGCTGCTGGTGGCTGCAGGGTTGACGGTAATTGTCACCGAAGCAGGAAACTTTAGTGCCCATCCAATAGCACCACGGTTGCTAGCACCAAATGCACCAGTCCAAGAAGTTTTTGTGCCTGCCCAGGTTTCTGTTATGGTTGAATAACCCTTTGTTCCACCGTTGTTTCCAAAATTAGTTGTGGCATCTGACAAAGAATCCCAGGTGTCTGTAGTGAGCCAATTAGGACCTGCATAGCCAGTCCAAGCTGCGCTGACTGGAGTACTAAGAGCACTGACCGCAAGTATATTATTAACCGTCCAGGTATTACTGTTACCGCTGCTATCCGTCCCAAGTGCAGATGCGCTGCTATTATCGCTAAAATCTAGATAGAAACCATTGGTGCCATACGTTCCAGAGTATTCCTTTGGTTGCCAAAGATTGTTGTTGTCGTATTCACCGAAGTCAGACGCAGCAAGTGCTTGACCATCGATAAAGTGAATTTCGGCTAGGTAGCCGTTGAAATACCTGCTGTTGCTTGCAAAACGAGCCCCTATGTAATGATTATATGTGTTGTTAAGTGCCGACTGCGTTCCAGAAGAAAGATCCTGAGAAGTAGAAAACTCCGTAATTCGACTGCCATTGATGTATAGCCTCATTCTGTCTGAGGCCGTAGCATTATCCGCATCGTAAACAGCAACTAGATGATACCAACTAGAAGGGTCTCGAAAAACTTGAGTTGTTTTTAGCTGCCCTTGATAACTGCCGTTATACTGATAAAACCAAATGGTATCACTTGTAAAATAAAGTTCGGTTACGTCTGATCCTGACTCAGCAATAATAATGTCTTGATCGCTGTTCAACGCACTCCTCTTAACCCAACCACTCCAGGTCCACGTCTTGCGGTTGCCAGCAGATGCAGGCGTTCTGTTCAAATATGCACTGTCAGCACTATTAAACCGCAAGCTACGTTCAATCTGATAGTCAGCAGCCTCAGCAGCCGCTGATGTCAAAAACAGCGGGCTTGCACTTCCAGGAATACTCATGAGACGTTTAGCAGTGAAGTGACCGTAATACGGGTCGCACTCTCCACATAGTAGGCAAGAACGTCAACAGCGCCGCCGGAGCCTGCAGTCAGGGTCGGTGCCGTTCCACCAGCAAACTTATACACCGAGTTGAATGCAAGCGTCCTAGAGCCTGTGCCATCCTGCGTCACCACGATCACACCTGATTGACCAGCAGTTACATTCGTTGGAGCGCCTAACGTTCGGTTGCCCGCAAGCGTCACACTGAAATTGTTGCCTAAGCTCAAGTCAACAGCAATCGTTGCTGCATCCGTCAGTGCAACCACGCTGCCACGCTGTGCTTTTGTAAAGCTCTGAGCAACAGCAAGACCAGCAACAGTGGTCGTTGCATCAGGCAGCGTAATCGTACGATCTGCTGTTGGATCGGTAACGCTAAGGGTCGTTTCAAAGTCATCAGCAGTTGCACCTTCAAACACCAAGCTGCCGTCAGTGCTGATATTCCCAACAACCTGCAGCGTCGAATCAAGCGTCACCGCACCAGTGACATCCAGTGTTCCAGGAATATCAACATCGCTGGTGAACTCAACGTCACTGCCGTTAGAGGCAGTCTGCAGCAGTTGACGGGCAGTGCCGTTCGCTAGCTTGCTAACTGCGATTTCAGCACTTGCACTGATGTCTGCGTTGGCAATCGTGCCATCCAGAATCATCGTGCTCGTAACAGTTCCCGTGTCACCAGTCGTTACAACATTGCCTGTTACATCCGGGAAAGTAATTGTGTGATCACTGGTTGGGTCGGTAACAGTAATTGTGGTTTCATAGTCATCACCAGTTGCACCTTCAAAGACAATGACAACGCCATCGCCTAAGTTCAAATTACCCGTCAGCGTTCCACCAGCTAACGCCAGTTTGTTAGAATGAATCTCCTGCAATGCGCTTTGCACATCAGTTGACGTAAACCCAGCTGGAACGGTGCTGATATTTGCCGCAGTCTGACCAGCAATAGCGTTTGAAACGTCAATCAGCTGAAATGTGCCTTGCGCCGCGCCCAAAGAAATGAGCATGTCAGGCGGAGCAAGCGACACGGCTGGGGCGTTGCCTGAACCGGTGCCGCTAGTGTCCACGACCACGTAATAATTAAGATTGCCGACCGCAGGGTCCGGGAGGGCCGCTCCACTTGTGAAGCCAACAGCAGAACCTGCAGTTGTGACGCTCGTTAGCAGGTTTGTGTTTGCGTTATACGTTCCAGCATTAACAAGGTTGCCGCTGATGACCGTGATTGGGACGAAAGATGACCCCGAGTATACGTATAAATCTTCATTCTTCTCGTCATAGAAGAACTGTCCCTTATAGTCACCATCTGGAAAGACCACCACATTATCTGTCGCGTCAGCGCCGCCAAATTTGGTAACCGATTCGTTGGCTAGTTTCGTTGCCGTTACCGCGCTTGTGGCAAGCAATGCGGTAGAAATAGTTCCCGTTGTAATCTTTGATGCTGATATGTCTGGGATATCATCTGCAACTAATGTCGTACCAGTTGTGACGTGCCCCTGTGCATCGATCGTAACCTTCGTAAACGTACCTGTTGTTGCTGTATTGCTGTGGTCAAGATTCCCAGCCGCATCAACTGATAATCCAGTTCCGGGAATAATTGCACCTTTTGCAGCAGCAGTCGCAGCCGGTAGATCTGCTGCAGCTAGTACGCGACCGCCAGTAACAAGACCCTTTGCGTTATACGTAACGACATGATGCGTTGAACTAGCAGTTACGTCATTGTCAATTTCAATCGTATTTGAATCCATGCGGAGACCTTCCGCATTAACAACCACACCACCTTTTGCACTTGTCGTGGCGACCGGCAGATCGCTTCCGTCAATCGTTCGGTATGCAAGCGCACCACCGGCACTTGTAGGCCCAGCGAGAAATTGATTAGCGGCAGAAGAGTCGTTGACACTTGCAGAAATCGCAACGCTATCGCCAGTGGTAGTGGCAACAATGTCAACAACACCAACCGTGCTGCCGGTAATGGTGTTAATCGAACCAGCGGCTAGCAGGCTGGCCCATGCGCTTCCGTTCCAAACGTACAGCTTATTGTCGTCAGTATCTAAAGCAAGCTGCCCCGTAAACGCTCCGGAGGCCGGTAGCGTTGTGACTAGGTCAACTGTTGATTCGTCCGCAAGTTTTGCGGCTGTAACACCGTTGTCAGCAATTTTCGCCGCAGTAACCGCTAAATCGTCAATGTCTGCTGTAGCAATGTCACCAGCAGCAAATAGAATCTTTGCGCCAGGAATCGTATCGTCACTGATTAGTGTGACGCCGTTAGCGATCAAATCGCTGATCGTTAGTTTCTTTGTTTCGCTAGCACTGGTGTCAACAGTAGCCAGCAGGTCGTTACTGGCAAGGTCCGCTCCAGCAAGAGCTTCTAGCTCACTTATTTTCAGGTCAGCCATGATTTGAAGCTCCTAAGCTATGTTGCGCTAGGATTGTCTTAGCCTAGCTTAGCAAGCGGTTACTAGCTTGTGCCAGAACCGTCATAGCCAATCCGCTCATCGCTATCATCTTCAAGAAGTTTGTCGCCATTTTCTTGCGTCAAAGCAAACGGCACTTCAAGGTCAACTTTTAGCTCAACCGGACCTGTAGTAATAAAATCTGCTGTAATCTGAACTATGTCGCCAGGGGAAAACTGCACAGCAGCAGCAGTAATTATACCTTTAACCTTGTAATAAAGCTGGTCGTTGTTTCTTATAGCAACACCACTTGGATTATAGTTACTGTCTTTAATATACAAACGTGCAACAAAATCGCTGCCAACTTTTGTGCGTAGAATCAGTTGCAATAAATAATTCGGAAGCTCACTGCTGTCATCTCCAGCGTATTCCCAAAACGCACTGAAACGACCCGACCCAGAGATCAAAGAGCTGATTCGTTGCCGGAAGTTATCTGACAACACAGTTGTATCTACGCTTTCGCGCTCAGTGTTAATTTCATAACTGCTGACCTGCGCCAACAGGCGGCGTTTATTTTCAATGGTCACTTGAACATTGAGATTGCTGCCTGTGCTTAACGCCGTAGCATTTGCTGTGCCGCCATTCACTGCATTTGCAAAGCTGTTGTAAAGTCTTATGCCACCGGCTTCGTCAACATTTATATATTTGGTAACACTTGAATCTGTGTAACTACTAATAAAATCTAACGCATTGCCGTCAATTTCTTTAATTGTTATTCTGTCTCCTGTTATCAACTGGCCTTGGTCAAAATCAAAGCTGAATCGTTTTTCGGCTGTGTTTACGTCATTGCCATTGATCTTGCCAACAAGCCTACCGTCAAGCTTACGCTTCAGCTCAACCTTGCCAAACGTGCCAAGATAAACGCTCATTAGATGTTCACGAACTGTGGTGCTCCATGCGACTGGAACGTAATATCAGCAGCCAAAACTTCCCCAACTGCCATTGTCATTGTAATGTTCGTTATGATTATACGCATTTCAATGTAAAGTCCGTCATCCGTTCCATCATCAATTTTTAACCTTAAACTAGACCGATTCGTACCATCAGGGCCTTGTGCAAGCGTAGCGCCTTGGTAAAAATCTCCTCCTACTTCTCTTGCCTTAATTACTTTATTGATAAATGTACTAGCATTGTTGCTGCCTTTTTTGCCTGGCGTTTCTTGATAATAAAGTACACGACAACTGCCAGTGGTTGTGCGACCATCGGCAATAAATCGATCATCAGTTTCTGCAAGCGTCTTGATGCTCAACAAAGATACAGATGAGCTGACTGACCAGTTTTGTACTTGAGCAATCGTATTGCCATCAAGCAATAGGCTTCCATGTCTTCCGGTGTAGTAAGACATCAGAGCACACCAATCAGGTTCACTGTAACACTGCTGACTCCAGGACGCACCTGCACAACCTGTGGCGGATTCTCGTATCTGTATTTGTTGCCTGAAGCTTTTGGCCCTAAGGCGCTTGGAGTACCTTCCCAGCCACCACGCGCAAAACCTCTGTCGCCAATGTCAAAAGTCTGAAAGGTGCCTTGGACTTCGTCATAATGATCTAAGAATTGCTCTGCGTCAGCATCAAAGATATTTGCATACGTCAGCGACAGCTTCATATTCGTGCGATTGCTGCCATACAGAATCCGCGTCTCAGCACCATTCTGCGCCTTAAACGTCTTGACTGGATAGTCTCCAGATTCAAACGTTCGTGCAGTAGGAACAAGATCGGGGAAAGGCATTAGAAGATTCGGAAACTATCAGACGTTACCAAGGATGCTAGCTCGCTCCTGTCCTCATCATCGCAACGATGCTCTGATGCCACAATATCAACTGTGCCCTGCTCTGAGAAGGTCAGTTGCTCAACAACATAGATGTTTCTAGAAACGGTGTCGTTTTTAAGGCTAAATACAGAATCATGGAATTTTGACTCTTGCACCCGTCCATCGCTGACGGTCATCGTCCCACCCTCAATATCCTCAGACCCAGCCTGGAAATACGAAACCTGACAGTGCCCACCCCCTAAGCCCTCTACGCTACGAACAACTCCAGAGCCGCCA